TCTTGTACGTAACCCGCTACCCCGACGTGTTGACGTACGCAGTTAGGAAGTATTCTAAGTCGAGGTGTTATTTTATTCCTGTAATAGTTTATAGCGTTCAACATATTCTGTTTCCAAATCGACGGCTGCGATATAGGAGGGTCACCTGCTAAGAGAGGGATAGGATATAAATTACATAAATCTAAAAATATGTAAGTAAGATTTGTTTTTGCCAAACGATACTTACCCTCGTAGTCCGGGACAGTCCCCAACCTCACATCTAACCAATCGGTATTCCAAAATGTTGCTAGGTATTCGGTTTGGTTAAGACCTATACCACCTTCACCTGTCCCAATGGTTATAGGGGTCCCGTCATTTTTTTTGGCAATATAATCCTCCCAATTATTCTTGTCTCTTTCACTTTGGGTAATACTTACGAAATTTATATAAAGACCTACTTCTTGCTTGTTTTTTCTTCCACGGGACGCATTAACAAATGATTCCCGGAATGCATTGTCTGAGCTTCTGCTAAATAATAAATTTTTTACATTTTTCCTAATCCACGCAGCTTGCTCGGGCGTGTACTTGTAATAAGACCCGAGAGTGGTCGTGAATCCTTGAATCGCTTCAGTAGGGGACTTAGGCTGTGGTCCGGTATTTCCAAAATTTCTCATTTTAATCCAACTCCGCTTGAGTTTGTCCGCCAGAGTCTGGGAGAATTTGCGGCTTATCGCGTAGGAGCCTCGCAGAGGCGATAAGGTGATAGACACCATACACTTCAAAAGAGTCTTGCTGTACTTCATAAATATCGTAATACGCGTTCTGAAAACGTGGTTGTATTACATCCCCAGGAATAAGAGGACGACCGAGCTTGGCTTCTATATACGACTTATTAAAAGTGAACAACTGGTCGTTGGTCATCTCTATACCAAACTCAGTCAGATTTTCCTCAAACATCCTCGGGTCATAATGTCCTTCCACGAGAACGGGTTCTTGGCGTATCGCCTTCACACGATTTTCACCAAAAACGTCATCAAAGTCTTCATCGACTTCATACTTGTACACGTATAACTGTGACCCGGATAACCGGATAAGTTCGTCATCTACCATGTTGAACAACTGGATATCAGGATTATCCAGGTCGAACATGCGCATACTCCCGTTTTCAGAAGGTTTTGGCACGTTTCCTTTTTCGTTCGCGGTAAATTTTTTAGGCATACTTTATCTAGTTAGCATCTGGCATCTTAACATCTTGTTTCCAATCAAATCTCATGTCCTTATACAGAGGGTCGTTACGTAGGTCTTTATAGTTGGTATAACCTCCCCCACCTGACATAAAATCTCTGCTCCAAGAAAGTCTAAGCTTGTCTGTTCTAAACAGCCATTCACTAGCCTCGGTCCATTTATCCATACCCTTAAGTTCTGGATTAAAAGGACCAGTTCTATTTCCTAAATGATTTAGAATCCAATCCCAAAAAAGAGGTCTATACTTAGCATCACCCTCAACTTCCGCTTGGCTTAGACCGTCAAAAATATCTATTTTATATTTTTGAACAGTGGGGGCTCCAGTAGGGACTGTAAAGTCAAAATACGTCGGCAGGTAACACGCGGGTATTTTACCGCAGTTATCCGGAGGATTACATTCTATATCCGCTTGGTTGGCGCGAAGGGTATCATATATACCCACATTATTGTGGGTTCCGTATCCATGAGCTAGTTGACATGAACGCTTTATACCTCCAACGCCCGGCTCCTCTAAAAGAACACGGGTATACCCTTGGTAGTCAGGGAATGCATGGTACTTCCTTCCTGCTCCTTGCCATCTTGGATTTAAGCATTCAGTGGCTACATTCAAAAACCCTCTATCTTTCACATCTGCGAAAGTGTTTACTCCTGGAGAAGGTTCAAGTTGGTTTTTAGTAGTTCCTTGAGTACTTCCTTGCCCGGGTCCAAGAGGTCCGTGTTTGATATCGTAGTGAGGTAATATGTTTCGCTTGTCATTACAATAGAAAAACCCAGCTTTAAAGGGAGCCTCAGGCTGTCCGTATAACGATTGATTGTGGGCGGCAGTAGCCGTCGAACCTGGATACCAACTAAGAGGTGTTCTTAAGGTTGCCCATCTTCCCGATGCAATACCTGCAGCGGCTGTGGAGTGTGTTATCACTGCATGTAATGGGTATCCTTTTGCCTCGTCTTTTTTGAAATCAAAATTTGGGTATCCTGCTGCGGCAGCAAGGGTCTCACAGTCATCAGACCAGCGAAGATAATCCCCATAGGTTTGACAACTCTCGCGAATAACCAATAAAACCGCCTGGCTTATCGTAACCTCCCAACCGGTGATATAGTGATATTTGGGTGTAAAATAAAGTGAATATTGATGTGCTTGGTATTCCACCCCATCATCAGGTATAAA